GTATTCACTAGAAGCTATTGCACCACAATACGAGCAATACTTTGCACGACTGCTAACTCTATGGGGAGATGGCTGGTATGAGAGGAAATAATGCCAACACTTAGCGATATGATAGATGAGGTTCGCTCGTCTCTAGCAGGCTACACCCTGCGCCAAGATAGAATAACTTATCTCAATAGTGCTATCACATCTACTGCCACTGCTATTCCTATTGGTTCAAGTTCTAACTTAGCCAAAGGTGTAATTGAAATTGATGATGAACTTATCTGGATTGATAACTTTAGTCAAGCAAGTAGCACACTCAACGCAGCTCCAGGATTTGGTCGAGGCTATCAGAACACTAATGCCTCACCACACGCTCAGTATGCTCAAGTAACTCTAAGCCCTACTTTCCCTAAGAACATTATCAAGAAGGCTATCAACGATACTATCAATAGTTTCTATCCTAAACTCTGGTCAGTTGCCTCAGTTACTTTTACCTTCAATGCAAGCCAAACAACCTATGCGTTGCCCGATGACGTAGAGTCAATCCTTTATATGTCTTGGCAGACTACAGGTTCTAGCCTTGAATGGTTGCCAATCAATCGATGGCGTGCAGATCCAATGGCAAACATTGCTACTTTCAATACTCAAAACACGGTAAACATTTATGAAAATATCCAACCTGGTAGAACTGTACAGGTTTGGTATACAACTACTCCTAATACTTTAGACAACAGCACAGATGATTATGCAGACGTAACAGGCCTGCCAGCCTCATCATCTGAGGTAGTAATCCTTGGTGCTTCTTATAAGTTGCTATCTTATATTGACTCTGGACGAATCAATCTTAGTTCAGCAGAAGCTGACCTCAACGATACAAAGATTCCAAGCACAGCAGGTGTTTCATCATCTCGTTATATCTTTGCTCTATATCAACAAAGACTCAATGAAGAAGCGTTGAAGTTGCAAGACAAATATCCAATCCGAATCCACTATACAAAGTAAGGCAGACCCGTGACTAGAGAATATTCAAGTATTAGCGTTGAGACAACGCTCAACAGTGGTATCAATACTACTGCAACTACTATGGTTCTTCCATCAATCGCTGCTGCTACAGCCTTACTAGGCGGTGTATCACTAGCTCCTGGCAACGTAGATATCTTTACTGTTGCAATAGATGTAGATACTATCAACGAGGAAATTGTTTATGTAACAGCAGTATCTGGTGACACTCTAACTATTAGCAGAGGCCAAGCAGGAACTGGAACTGCCGGAGTATCTGGTATTGCTCACAACGCAGGTGCCTCAGTCAAGCACGTACTTACTAGCGATGATCTTATCTACTTCAACACTGCAGTCCAGCCAGATACGCTCACCGCTAAAGGCGATATCTATGCAGCCTCAGCATCGGCTACAGTAGGTCGAGTAGCGGTTGGAGCCAACGGTACGGTACTGACCGCAGATAGCACGCAGACTAGAGGACTTACTTGGTCTACAGTTGCTACAACTCCACGAATTGGTCAAGTAGTTACAACCACAACAACTAATATCACGAGCTCAACTACTTCTGCAGGATGGATAGATGTAAGCGGTCTATCTGTAACAATTACACCGACGCTAGCAACTAGCAAGGTTTTGATTATGACAAAATTTATTTTAGGTGCAGGTCGTAATACACCAGACCAGCAATATTCTTTAGCCCTAACGCAACTACTTCGTGGCTCTACTACACTAACTAGTGGAACTAATGGTTCCTACTATCCTAGCAATACTACTGCTACATACATTTATCACTATACTGATGTGGTTTATAACTATGTTGATTCTCCTGCAACAACAAGTGCAACAACTTATAAAGTTCAATTGAACAATATCTACGCTGTTATTGCAGGAGCAAATGCGGTTGGAGCAAGTGTACAAATTATAGCAATGGAGATACTCGTATGAAAAATATGAACGCAATTCTTTTCTTATATCCAGAGGCAAAATTTAGTATGGTAAATGACGATGTTTCTATGATCACTTGGGTTGGCGAACAGTATCCAATACCTAGTCAAGAAGAGTTACAAAATGCTATTGATGCAATGGAAGCACAAGAAGCGCAAAAACTAGCAACTCAAGCTGCAAACAAAGAATCAGCCAATGCCAAACTTCTAGCCCTTGGTCTAACACAAGAAGAAATTACAGCACTAAAAAACTAAACTAGATGTATCTCTTCTGCCAACAAAGGAATAAACAATGCCGATTCTAGGAATTATGGCTTCAGCAATGTCTGGCAATCTGTGGGCTCCTGCTGGTGCCTACGATTCGCTTTCCAGCGTGACGCTGTCTGCTACACAATCCAGCATTACCTTTAGTGGCATACCTGCTACGTATACACATTTGCAATTACGTATGATTACCTTGGTAGATATTTCAACAGTCAATACCCACATTACAGTAAATGCTGATTCTGGCAGTAATTACTCTTGGCACGAATTATATGGAGATGGTGCAACTGTAACGTCAGGTGCTGGTGCTACTCAAACATTTATGAAAGCAGGTATCACTCAATCTACTACTACTGGTTATACGGGCGCTGCAATTATAGATATTTTGGATTACGCTAACACCAATAAATATAAGACAATACGAGTATTGACAGGTTCAGATGCAAACGGTAGTGGTTATATAATCTTGCGTTCTGGTAGTTGGCGAAATACAAATGCCATAACTTCAATTACACTTACTGCTGGTTCAAACAACTTGAAGCAATACTCATCCTTCGCCCTATACGGAGTAAAATAATATGGCAACTAATACATATGTAGCGTTGGAAACTTATACTGCACCAAGCGCTGTATCAAATTATACTTTTACTTCTATACCTAGTACTTATACTGATTTGATTTGTGTTATATCTACTAGAGATACAACATCCGCAGCATTAGGCTCACTATTTGCTGGATTCAATGGAGATACTTCCGCAACTAATTATTCATATACAACTTTGATTGGTAATGGTTCTACAGCATCATCATCAAGAGCAACAAATCAACCAGTAATGGTACTGGGGCAGCAACCAGCCGCATTAGCAACAGCAGGAATTTTTGGTGTATCCATACATCATATTCAAAATTATTCTAATACATCAACTTACAAAACAGTACTTAGTCGATCCAACTCAGCTACAAATAGTTCTGGAGAAGTAAATCTTTATGTCAATCTTTGGAGAAGCACTGCTGCAATCAATTCATTTATTATCGGTAGCAACACAGCATTTGCGGCAGGCTCAACCTTTTCACTCTACGGAGTCCTTGCAGAAGGTGGCGCTAAAGCAACTGGCGGTTATGTAACTTCTGACTCAACATATTATTACCATACCTTCTTAGCCTCTGGAACATTTACTCCTGTATCAACGCTGTCTTGTGATGTATTAGTTGTAGCAGGTGGTGGCGGTGGTGGAGGAGGTGGTTCTACTTACGCTTCTGGAGGTGGCGGTGGTGCTGGTGGGTATAGAACTACAACGTCTCTTTCTGTTTCAACTGCAACAACAGTAACTGTTGGCTCTGGTGGAGCAGGTGGGCTAAATGCTTATACTACAACAAGTCTTGGAACAAAAGGAAATAATTCTGTTTTTTCATCTATTACATCATCTGGTGGTGGAGCAGGAACTGGCTTTGGTGGATCAGTAGCAACTTCTGGTGGCTCAGGTGGCGGTGGTGCTGGTTACAGTCTTGTATCTGGCGCTCAAACTGGAGCATCAGGTAACTTTGGAAGTTATTCACCTGTTGAAGGTTATGGTGGTGGTAACGGTGGAACTGGCGGTTCAACTAGCGCTGTTGGTGGTGGTGGTGGTGGCGTTGGTGGACTCGGAGTTTCAGGAGCAGCATCAGCACTAAATAGTAATGGTGTAGCAGGTGGCATTGGTTCTAATTCTGTTTCATCTTGGGCAACCGCAACTGCAACTGGTGTGTCTGGTTATTATGCAAGTGGTGGTGGTAGTGGTGGCAATGGAGGTACTGGCGGTTCTGCGGGAACAGGCGGTGGTGGAGCAGGAGGTACTGGTAATGCAAATGGTTCTACAGCAACAGCAAATACTGGCTCAGGTGGTGGTGGTGCTGGTGGTGGAGCAAGCGGCGGAGGAACTTTTGGCGGCGCAGGCGGATCAGGTATTGTCATTGTTAGATATCTAAAGTAAGGGAAACTAATGCCAGCTAATTACGTACTCCTAGAACGCGTCGAAGTGGGCGAGGCTGGTGCAGCCAGCATTACCTTCAACTCAATCCCTCAAACTGGTTATACCGATTTGAAGGTTGTTGTAAGTGCTAGAACAAAAACAGGCGGTGTTGGTGGAATTAGAGTAAATCCAAATGGTCTCGCAACAAATCTTTCCGAAAGGTCAATAGATGGTGTTGGTAGTGGAACGCCAACTAGCAGTGTTACAACACAAGGTTACTCATTTAGCGCTTCTGGTTCAACAGATACAGCAAATACGTTTTCTAATTGCGAAGCATATTTTCCCAATTATACTTCATCAAACTATAAATCTTGGGGTACCGAATCCGTAACAGAAAATAATGCAACTACAGCCTATTCCTCTCTTAGCGCAAATCTTTGGTCATCAACTGCAGCAATTACTTCGCTGACTATTACAATGACAAACCCATTTGCACAGTATTCTTCAGCATCCCTATACGGTCTTGCAGCCGTAGGCACTACACCAACTAAGGCACCAAAGGCTTCTGGCGGATCAATCATCCAGACCGACGGTACTTATTGGTACCACGCCTTCCTTGCCTCTGGCACATTTACTCCAGCCGTAGGGTTGAGTTGTGATGTGTTGGTAGTAGCAGGTGGTGGTGGTGGTGGAGCAGATAGTGTTCGTGGCGGCGGCGGTGGTGCTGGAGGTATATTTTATGCAACCTCTCAATCAATTTCCACTTCTGCTCAAACTATAACTGTAGGCGCAGGTGGTGGTGGTGGAACATATAATACTGTTGCAAACTCTGCTGGCTCTAACTCAACATTTGCCGCACTAACTGCTGCTATTGGTGGCGGGCGTGGCGGTGGAGATGTCGTTACTGGTACTAAACCTGGAGGATCAGGTGGTTCAGGTGGTGGCGGTGGAACAATCAATGCTGTTGGAACTGGCGCTGCAGGAGGTACGTCAACACAAACTGGAACTGGCGGCACTGGATATGGTTTTGCGGGTGGTTCTGCAGGAAACCAAGGAGCCGCTGGCGGCGGCGGTGGCGGTGCTGGTGCAGTAGGTGCTAATGGAGCAAATACTTATGGAGTTGCTGGCGCTGGTGGAGCAGGTTTGAATACTTGGTCTTCTTGGGCAACAGCAACAACTACTGGTGTTTCTGGTTATTACGCAGGTGGCGGCGGTGGCGGTGGTACTGGTTCAAATAGAGGTTTAGGTGGTGCTGGCGGTGGTGGACAAGGCGGAGACAATACTGGTGGAAACCAAGTAGCAGGAACTGCTAATACAGGTGGTGGCGGCGGTGGCGGTGGTACGTCAGGCAATGGCGCAGCAGGCGGTTCAGGTATTGTTATTATTCGGTATGCGGTCTAAGGAAAAGGAAAACATATGTCACATTGGGCAGAGATAGATTCAAACAACATCGTCTTGCGAGTACTCGTAGGCGATAACAACGAGGCAGATGAAGGCGAAGCCTTTATGAATAGCCTTGGCGGTACTTGGGTCAAGACAAGTTACAACGCGACTATCCGCAAAAACTATGCAGGTATTGGTTACTCATACGATGCAGGCAGAGATGCCTTCATTGCACCTAAGCCAGAGTGCCACCCAGATGCAATTATATTTGATGAACAAACTTGCACTTGGTCTTGTCCAGATGCAACACACGTACTAATCCAAGGAGAAGAATAATGGATCGTCCAAAGCGTATTGAAGTCAACTGCACAACTGGTGTTGTATCAGAGATTGAACTCACCGATGAAGAGATTGCACAACGTGAGCAAGATGCTGTGATTGCAGAGATGGAACGCGCAGAGCGCGAGGCTGCAGCACAAGCAGAAGCGGATGCAAAACTATCTGCTCAAGCTAAGTTGGCTGCCCTTGGTCTAACTGGCGAGGAAATTGCTGCACTTACGAAGTAAGTCATTGTTCAAGTGCGCTGTTCAAAACTGTAATAAGAACGCTATAAAAGATGGCTTTTGCCTGCAACATCACAAAAAATACAAGTAGCTGGGAGTAAGTAAATGCCATATGGCGACGACATAACTGAGGGAATCCCTTACACACTCTCCAACCCTGCAGGATCTACAAACTATATTCCAACTGGGCCAGCATACGATGTAGCTATTGCAACACTGCCATTCTTTCTTGCGGCATCCGATGAGCAACCTTATCGTCGAGTAACTGCTCAGTATCGCAAGCAACAAATTGACCAATCACGTGAACCTGGTGAGCAAACCCTTACTGGTTGGTGGGTCAGGTCGCAGTCTTCTTTCCACTTAGGAGCAGGCATCAAGTTCTTTGAGCCTATCCAAGAAGAATCACTACGTTTCCAATATACAGAATCTAAAGGTATGGATGTCTGGACTAGAGGACAAGCAACTCTGCTCAATGACACAGCCAGTTTCTATTCAGGTTCTGCACCTGCTCAAATGGTAGGTGTCAATGATGGCACCAATGATTGTATTTTTGTAACAGATGGAACAGCGCTCAAGAAGATTACTAGCGCTGGCAGCGCTACAACTATTGCTCAAGCTGGCACAGCCTCTACTATCCATAGCCTTACTACTAACGGTACCAGTTATTACTTTATCAACGGTACCCACGTTCACAAAGGTTCAGTCGGCGCTACACCTGCCGATGCTGAAATCTACAACGCATCTAGTACTACTCGTGCCACTATCCGCTATGTAAAGCAGCGCCTTATCGCTGCTATTGGCAACGTTATCTATGAATTAGATGCTACAAGAACTTCTTCTACGGGATTACCTACTGCTCTATACACCCATCCTAACGCTAACTGGGTATGGTCAAGCATTGCTGAAGGACCACAGGCTATTTACATATCTGGCTATGATCCCAATGGAACTTCATCTTCTGTATTCAAAATTAGTCTCAATACAGCAACTGCAAACTCTTTAGGATTTCCAACACTAGAGACACCCACTGTTGTCATTGATATGCCATCTGGTGAACGCATCAATGACTTTGATGTATACCTTGGTACCTACGCAGTCCTTGCAACGAGTGCAGGATTTAGAGTAGGCGTATCTGATACAACTGGAGATATCCAGTATGGACCATTGCTATTCAAAGATGCCCCTTGTAATGCTATTGCTTTCAAGGATAGTTATGCCTACCTTTCCACCCTTATAGATGGTGAAGCAGGGCTAGTACGCGTTGATTTATCTTCAAACGTTATAGCAAATTCACTATATTTTCCTTGGGCTTGGGATCTTGTTGCTGCTGCAACAAGCACAACTGCATCTGCGGTTGCCTTCTTTGGCAACTCAGACCGGTTAGCATTTAGTACTGGCAATAACATCTGGGCTGAATCTACAACTAGCCTAGTAGCAGAAGGTTATATCCGTACCGGATTTATCCGCTACAACACACTTGAGACTAAGATTTATAAATTACTACAGGCTCGTATCAATACCACTAATGGTGGTATTAGTATTGAATCTATTGATTCAGTAGATACTGAATATAATATCGGTACCTTTGCACAAGGAACACCTGTTCCCGAAGTAACCGTAAGTTATCCAGCTACTTCACAAGAGTATCTAGGGTTCAAGTTTACTATGACTAGATCATCAACAGATGCAAGCAAGGGTCCACTCTTTACTGGCTACCAGTTGAAGTCACTACCTGCAGTCCCACGTCAGCGCCTAATTCAATACCCGTTATTTTGTTATGACCACGAGAGCGATAAGTTCAGCAACGAAGTAGGTTATGAAGGATCTGCCTATGAACGTATGTCACAACTTGAGGCAATTGAAAATGCCGGAGATACCGTTCGTGTCCAAGACTTTAGAACCGGTGAGTCCTATATCGGTCTTATCGAAGAGATGGATTTTATAAACAAGACACCAGAAGATAAAAGGTTTTCAGGATTTGGCGGCACACTTATGGTAACAATTCGGACAGTATGATGCAAGCCTCAGACTATGCAACTCTAGTAGTTGCTGTAATGACTATATTTGGTGGCTTCCTTGCAGCAGTGCGTTGGCTAGTCAAGCACTACCTCAATGAACTTCGGCCCAATGGTGGTAGCAGTCTCAAAGATTCCGTCTCAAGATTGGAAAGACAAGTTGAAGAAATTTATCGTATTCTTCTTACTAACAATAAGTCTTAGCGGATGCGCTCAGTATCAAGGATGGGTCAGATATCCGTGTCAGGAATATCAGAACTGGGATAACCCAGAATGTAACCCACCTCAATGTATTGCAACAGGCACTTGTACAAAAGATATTCTTCCGGAAGGCAATCCCAATGGCTAGACAAAGATTTTCCAATGAGCAACTAAAGGCTCGACTGATCGTATTTATAGGAGTAATCCTAGCCTTAGTATTTCTAGGCTCAGTCTTTGGAATACTTTGGGCTTTGATATTTGTAACTCAACCACTAGGTGAACAAGCTCCCAATGACAGGGCTTTTATTGAATTGCTTACTACTCTGACAGTCTTCCTCACAGGAAGTCTAGGAGCAGTACTGGCAAGTAATGGACTCAAGGATAAGAGTAAGGACGACAATGGGACAGCGTAAAGAATTTATTGAAATTGCTAAGGCAGAGGTCGGAACAATTGAAGGACCTAAAGAAAACGAAACAAAGTACGGAGCCTTTACTAAGTCTAACTTCTTGCCTTGGTGTGGCAGTTTCGTCAACTGGTGTGCCAACGCAGTGAATCTAAAGATTCCTAATTGCGTATCAACAGTTGTAGGTGCTAAAGCATTTATGAAGAACAACCAATGGGAAGATGTAGCTGATGCAGAACCACTGCCAGGTTATATCGTCTTCTTTGATTTCCCAGGAGATGCTCTCAATCGCATCAGCCACGTAGGAATTGTTACTAAGAACAACGGAGATGGAACCATCAACGTTATCGAAGGTAACACTAGCCCAGATAAGACGGGCGACCAGCGCAACGGTGGTGAGGTATGCCTCAAACGTCGTGCGTATACAGCAAAGAATGGTTCTAAAATCAAGAAGTCACTACCGGTGTACATCGTTGGTTTTGGTAAGCCAGTCTTCAAGTCATAAGGAGAACAATGAATACAGATAAGTTAGTTGCTATCGCAACAACCTATGCTCGTGCAGCAGTACCAGCAGTAGTGGCTCTGTACGCAGCAGGTGTACACGATCCAAAGACATTAGCCTACGCTTTTATCACAGCTTTTATTGCCCCAATCTGGAAGTCACTAGACCCGAAGGCAAAAGAGTTTGGTCGTGGTGCTAAGTAATTAGCCCATCAGCGCGAGGCAATGGCCCTCCACCCTTCGGGGTGGGGGGTTCTTTTTTTGTGCCATAAAACTATTCTTTATCTATTGGGCAAGGGATTGTTACTAGATTCCCGCAGTTGACACAGGTTGCATCTAAGAAGTACCAGACTAACTCAAAGTCCTCAAAGCTCGCCATAACGTTGAATACTTGTGACCCACAAGGACATACGTGAAGGGGTCCAAAGGCTCTCAAATCGCTTCCAAAGGCTTGTGGGAGGCGTTCTGTGCGCCTGAATAGGCGCAGGGTTGGTAGACGGAACCGCAGGGTTACTGTACGGTTACCATCTGTGCGCCCTTTAGGGGCGCCCACCCGTTTTATTCGCCTCACGGCTCATATTGTAGTCAGCCTAGTAGTGTCGCTACGCGACGACACACCGATGACTGGTAAGATGAAAAAATGACAACAATCGCAGGGATACAGGGTATTGACTTTGCTGTACTAGTAGCTGACTCACAGATCACAGAAGATAACCTAGTAACTCTTGCGACCTCTACACCTAAGATAGTCGAGGCTGGTAAGTTTCTCATAGGCATCTCTGGTGATACTCGCCCAGGAGATATACTCTCCTATAACTGGAAGCCGCCGATTTATAAAGGTGAGGACCCAGTGCAATTTATGGGAAAGAAAGTCATTCCCAGTATCATCAACGCTTTCAATGACAATAGTTACGAGTACAACAAGGTAGACAAAGAGGGCGGTTTTGACTACCTTGTTGCCTTCAATGGCAATCTCTTTCGCATTGCCTGCGATCTATCTTTCTTCGCTAGTAATCGTGACGTCTACGCCATAGGTTCCGGTAGTCAGTTCGCACTTGGTTATCTTTACTCCATTTGTAAGCCCGATATGGAATTAGAGTATGCAAGCAAACACGCCCGGAAAGCAGTTGAGATTGCGTCGGTACTTGACGCTAACACAGGCAAGCCCTTACAGTTGGTAGTCCAAGAAAGGGGATAGAAATGTTGAAGTTTTTATGTGGTTTATTATTAGGAATTGTTCTAGCTTATACATTTGATTACTTGTTGCAACGGATGGATAACGAATGATGGAGAAGACAGTTGATATTCAACTGCAAGAACTACGTGAACAGATTGCATTAGAGATTGAACTTGCTTGTCAGCAAGCACTAGAAGGTAAAGAGCACGATAACAATATGAAATGTACTTGTAATATTGCTGCAAGTATTGCGAGAGGTTTCTGATATGGAAAAGAGAATAGGAAAGTATTGGTTTTATTGGGGTCGCAAGTGTGGCTTTGGTATTGGATTTGAAATATCTAAATACTCTTGGACTATTGACCTTGGGTTCTGGTACATAGGGCAGGAGTTCAATTGATTGAAGACCCGAAGGAGTTACTACTCCACGTACTGCACGCTAAGGATGCAACTCGTGACCGTAGTAAGCAGACACAGGTTGGGCCATCAGAGATAGGTGGTTGTCGTCGCAAGGTTTGGTACCGGCTCAACGCACAGCCTGAGACTAATGATAATCAATCTAAACTTGCAGCGATTATGGGTACTGCTATCCACGCAGCAATAGAAGAAGCCATTACTCATTTAGATCCTGAAGGTAAAGATTACCTAGTGGAAACTGAAGTTGCTTACGGTGATATGAAAGCACACGTTGACTTATTCGTTCCAGGTATTGGCGCAGTCATTGACTGGAAGACTTCTAAAGTAAAGAACCTAAGTTACTTTCCAAGTAACCAGCAGAGATGGCAAGTACAAGTTTATGGCTATCTCTTATCTAAGAATGGTTATGAAGTAAAGACTGTCAACCTTGTAGCCATTGCACGCGACGGTGATGAAAAAGATATCAAGGTACATACAGAACCATACGATGAAGCAAGTGCCTTAGAAGCCTTGCAGTGGCTTTCTAATGTCAAGGCAATGACAGAGGCACCAGCACCTGAGAAGGATGAATCCTTCTGTAGAAGTTACTGTCAATACTACGACGCATCGGGTCAGATGGGTTGTGTTGGTTTGATAAAAGAACGTATCGTCCTTAGTGAAGTCGTGATTGAGGACGCACAAGTTGACACACACGCATTGAAGTATTTACAGTTAGATAACAAGATAAAAGAACTTGAGAAAGAAAAAGAATCCTTGAAGACTAGCTTCGAGGGAACAACGGGTACTACTGCAAGTGGTATCCAAATCAGTTGGACAACAGTAAAGGGTCGTGAGACAGTTGACTCTGAACAAGTAGAAAAACTATTAGGTTTTATACCAAAGGTTGTTGGTAAAGAATCTATTAGACTAAACATCAAACCAAGTGGAGGAAAGTAAATGGCTGCACCAGAATCAACAAAGTTTCAAATCAATTACAAGTTACACGATGGCACTCTTATCAATCTTTATGCAAGTACAATTGCAGAACTAGAGACAGGTCTTGCTGACTTGTCAATGAACGCTTCTAACATCCGACTCACTGGAGCTGAACTAAGCGGTGGTTCTGTAGCACCTGCTGCACCAGTTGTAGCACCAACAGTTGCAACTATCGCGCAACAGTTCAACGCAACACCAGTTGTTGCAGCAGCAACAGGAACTGATCCTGTTTGTCGTCACGGAGCAATGACTCTACGTACCGGTACTTCTGCTCGTGGCCCTTGGAAGGGTTGGATGTGCGCTGCACCTAAGGGTGCGATGGATAAGTGCGACACTATCTGGGTCCGATAATAAATGCGGGAGCCTCGTTTTTATGAGACTCCTAGTTGTGCCACAGTCGGCGGTGACTTCTGGTTTCCTGAAAAAGAAAAGGGAGGCCTTAGTAATACTGACATAAGAACTGCAAAGTCTATTTGTGGTTCTTGTATACATAAAAGTGAGTGCGCCGAATGGGGCATAGCAAAAGAAACATATGGTATCTGGGGCGGTCTAACTGCCGATGATCGCAAATATATTAGAAGACAAAAGCGCATTAGTATCGAGGAGGAAGACGTTGCTTGACTTATCCAGAGCCTGGAGTGGAGTGCTTACCAAAGCAACACCACTTCCGGATGTCTGGGTAGGACTTGCAAAGGAACAAATCAAGTTCCGCAGAGGCCAAGTATGTATGGTCGCTGCAGCTCCTAATGCTGGTAAGTCTATGTTCGCTTTGATATATGCAATGAAGGCTAAGGTTCCAACCTTGTTCTTTAGTGCAGACACAGATACAACTACAGTAATGATGAGGGCAGCAGCACAAGCCTCTGGTCATTCACAAGTAAACGTAGAGATGAACTTGTCTCACGATAAGCACTACTACGATAAGCAGTTCGATAAACTGGCCCATATCAAGTGGGTCTTTGACTCTTCACCATCACTCGATGATATTGAGTTAGAGATAAAAGCATATGTAGAGTTATATGGAATTGCTCCTGAACTAATTATTATAGATAACCTAATGAACGTAGCAGCAGAGACTGATAACGAATGGGCAGGTCTGCGAGCTATTATGATGGAGTTGCACGATATGGCACGCAAGACCGAGGCTTGCGTACTAGTACTGCACCACGTCTCTGAACAAACTGAGTACGGTTCACCATCTAAACCACCAGCACGACGTGCTATACACGGTAAGGTCAGTCAGTTACCAGCGCTGATACTTACTCTAGGTTATGATCCAGCCAATGCAATGCTTAGTGTTGCTGCCGTGAAGAATCGCTTTGGGCCACACACAGCGGATGCTTCACGGTATGCAACACTCTTTGTCAACTATGCTGCTTGTCAGATAGGTGATGACGATGAACTTGGTAGAATGTATCAACGAGATGCAATATGGATAGCAAGACAGGGAGCATAATGGCTGAAGTAATGGAATGGCGTAGTAAGAAAGAGTTTGACACTCTATTAGAAAGAGTAAACATATTACAGACAGACCTTGCTAACTTTGTAGGAGCAATCCTTCAAGCCGGCATAGTTGAACTGGTCAAAGATGAGCAAGGCGATCTTGTTTATAAAATCAACAAGGTTGTACTGGTAGATGAGTCAATACAACAAGACTAAGGGTTCCCAGTTTGAGACAGATGTAATGAAATGGCTTCGCAAAATGGGAGCTATGGCAGAGCGTCTGACTAAAGCAGGGGCAAAGGATGAAGGCGACATCGTTACTGTTATCGCCGGGGAAACCTATATCCTTGAACTCAAGAACAGGGCAACACTTTCGTTGCCTCAGTTCTGGAGAGAAGCACAAGTTGAGGCGCTTCATTATGCTAAGGCTAGGGGAATCGGGGAAGTTCCTCTGCATTATGTCATAGTGAAGCGTCGCAACGCTTCTATAGATCAAGCGTGGGTAATACAAGACCTAACACAATGGATAAAGGAGAAGAAGATGCCAGTACCAGAAGGTGATATCACAA